ACAGCGATCGAAAGCGGCCTCACGTCATACGGGTACGGCGGTCATCTGGATGATCCGATTACGCCGCAAGTGGATCTAAATTTCGGCATCCCTTCCGAGCTGTATTTTACACTCACGGCGCAATATCCGACGACCAATCTTTTCACGGCGTTCTGGTTTTCATGGGTGGCCGAAATCACCGACAAGGATAGTAAACTCATGACGGCATCTTTCCGGCTGATCGAAATGGATATCATGGATCTGAATTTCGCGCGATTGATATACATAGACGGCACATTATGGCGGTTGAACCGGATCATAGATTACAATCCGATGACAAACCAGACGACGAAAGTGGAGCTGCTTAAACTCATGGAAACGACATACGAATAACATGGCGGAAGAAAAGGTAGGTATAAAATTAGAGGTCGACGATTCAGAGGGTACTAAAGCCGTCGGCAATATCCGCAAGGAAATAAAACAGGCGACCGTCGCGCTACAGGAGGCGCAAGCGCAGTTCGGCGAATATAGCGCGGAGGCAATCACGGCGGCGAAGCGGGTGGCGGAATTACGCGACCGGGTATCGGAGGCCGCGGAAACGGCGGCGCTATTCGATCCGGGGCAAAAGTTCGCCGCGTTCAGCGGTGCATTAAACGCCGTCGCTGGGGGATTTTCCGCGGTGCAGGGCGCGCTCGGATTGGTCGGGGTCGAATCGGAGGAAGTTCAAAAACAGCTCCTGAAGGTTCAGTCCGCGCTGGCATTGTCGCAGGGACTGAACGCCATCACGGATAGCGCAAAGGATTTCCAGCGGCTCGGAGCGGTCATCAAACAGACGGAGACCTTCCAGCGTGGCCTCGCCGCCGCAAACGTCATTACATCTACCGCGCTGAAGGCCGTCGGGGTATCCGCCGTCACGACCTCGACGGGGTTCAAAGTACTCCGCGGCGCCATCATTGCGACGGGTATCGGGGCGCTCGCCGTCGGCCTTGTCTTATTGGTTCAGAATTTTGACAAGGTACGCGACGCCGTATATCGGTTCATCCCCGGCCTGAAATCGGTGACGGAGTTCATCGGCGGACTGGTGCAAAGCGTGACGGACTTTATCGGCATCACCTCGGAAGCCGATCGGGCAACGGCGAAACTAATCGCGGATAATTCGGCGCGGATTAAGGCGGCGGAACGGGATCTGGAATTGAACGGCGATAAATACGATCAATACACGCAACGGAAGATAAAAGCCAACATCGACTACCGGAAATCGCTGGAGGAGCTGACAAAGGATGAAACGCTATCCATCCAGGAGCGCGACAAGTTCATTGCCCAGGCACGCGCGAAAGCGGACCGGGAAATCATTCGTGCCGGTGAGGATCGAAATAAGGCGGCGGACGATCAGCGGGCAGCGGAGCAGAAAAAAGCAGACGACGCGGCGAAACAAAGGGCGGATAAACGGAAAGCGGAAGCGGATCGCCTGGCAGGGATAGAAAAACAGGCACAGAGCGAATTGCAACGGTTGCGCGATGAGGCCGCCATCGCCGCATTGCGTGACGAAGATCAGCGACAGATTAAAGCGATTGAGCTGGCCGCGCAACGGGAAACGGAACGGATCAAAGCGCTGGAGGTATCCGAGGCCACCCGCGCGGAATTACTGAAGGCCACGATCGAAAAGGCGGATCGCGAGATCCAGACGATCAACCAGGCACGGGTCGAAGCAGAGATAAAAGCCGAACAGGACCGGGCGACAAAGCTGGCGGAACTTGAAGCGGATCGTCTGGAAGATGAACGCAAGGCGCGACAAGAGGCGGCGCAATTAAAGATTGAGGATACCCTCCGCGATATCGAAAATGAGCGCCTCCCATTCGATCAGCGACGCGCGTTAATCGATCAGGGGGTGGCAGATCTTCAACGATATTTCGAGGCCGGGACGATCGGAGAGCGTGAATATACGCAGACGCTCCGGGAATATACGCAGGCGCGGGAGGATATCCGGGCAGCGGAAAAGGCCAGCCTGGAAAATACCGTCGGCGCGTATGCCCAGGTTTTCGGACAGATCTCGCAACTACTGGGCAAGAACACCGCGGCGGGGAAAGCGGCGGCCATTGCGGAGGCGACGATCAACACGTACCTATCCGCATCCAAAGCGTTTCAGGCCATGTCATCCATCCCGCCCGCGCCCGTTTTTGGCGTTATCGCGGCTGGTGTGGCAACGGCGGCGGGCATTAAAAACATACGGGAGATTGCGAAGGTTCCCGTACCAGGCGGCGGAGGCGGGGGCATATCGACGCCATCCATTTCTGCGCCATCGTTCTCCGTACCAACCAGTACGGCACCCATCGCGCCACCGCGTCCACAGGCGGCCATTACCCAGCTGGATCGTCAGTCGATGCAGGGTATTAATGTCGCCAGCACCCGCGCTTATGTCGTGGAGAGCGATATCACCGGGGCGCAGGAACGGATCACGCGATTGAACCGGGCGGCACGTATTGGGTGAAGTGGCTAAATATGTTTGAAAATATCATTACATGGATAATTTGCCAACTTTTGAATTGGTTATCTCCGATGATCCGGCGGCGGAAACGGAGGTAAATTTTATAGCACTGGTAAAGAAACCCGCTATCGAGCGGAATTTCATTGCGTTCGCGCAAGAGGATTTCGTCGAACCGGGCGCAACGGAAACGCAGGATGAGTTTATCGGGCGTTGCATCCCGGCCATGATTGGCGAGGGTAAAGAACAGGATCAGGCCGCCGCGATCTGTTACTCGAAATGGGAAGATCGGGAGCGCATGGCGTCCGAATTTCAGGAAACGATCACCGACATACCGGATGATGTACGCGCCAATGCCCGAAACGCGGTCGAATGGGCGGAGAAAAATGGATGGGGGTCATGTGGCACGCCCGTGGGCAAGCGTCGGGCATCCCAGCTCGCTGATCGGGCAGGGGCGGTTTCGCTGGATACCGTCCGTCGCATGTACTCCTACCTTTCCCGCCACGCCGGGGATCTGGACAACTCGAAAGGGTACGGGGACGGGTGCGGGAAACTGATGTACGACGCATGGGGCGGGAAATCCGCATTGTCGTGGGCGCGTAATATCCTCCGCCGGGAAAACATGCACGCCTTCGCCATCCAGGATGAGGACGAGCGGATCGTATCCGGGCCGCTTATGGTGCCGGGGAAACGGATCTATCGCCGCGACGGGGACAACGAATATTTCGTGACGTTCAGCGCGGATACGATCAAGGCGATCGCGATGAAGTTCATGCGGAAGCGGTACCAAGGGAACGTGAACATAATGCACGACGGCGAGCAGATCGTCCCGGGTGCGGTGCTGTTCGAGACGTGGATCAAGGAAACCAAGCGCGGCGTCGGCGGGATGGCTGGATACGACGACCTCCCGGACGGTACTTGGTTCGGGTCGATCAAGATCGAGGACGACGTGACATGGGCGGACGTGAAGGCCGGGAAGCTCCAAGGGTTCAGCGTCGAGGGCGTATTCGGATACGTCCGTGAAAAGGAGACGGACATCGCGGCGGAGGCAATGATGGCGGAGATTGTCGCCATCCTCGAGGCCGTGCGGCAATAATTAACCGGATCCGCTAAATATCGACAACATGGCAGGCAATTATTTACCAGCGACATATAACATAAAGCTCACCAAGGGCAACACATGGCAGACCGTTTTCGCGCTGTTCAAAGATAGCGCGGCGATCAACCTATCCGCCGCGGAGGTACGCGTTCAGATCCGCCGGAAGGCGTCCAGCACGACGGCGGAGGTCACGATCACGGAGGCGGATGGTATCACCGTCGGCGGGGCATCATCGAATGAGGTCACGATATCGAAGCGCGTGGACATCGCCGCCGGGGATTACGTCTGGGATCTGCTGGTAATAAACGGAGGGGTGTATAAAACGTACATTGGCGGGAAGATTGAAATCGTGGACGAAGTAACAATTCCGGCATGAGCATCGAAATAAACATAACAGAGGATCGCGTCGAGATATACGACGGCACGCAGGCCGCATACCTGGCCGCATACGATACGCAAGATCAGTCGAACGCCGGGGCGACATCGGTCAATCTGATGAAGTTCCGGACGGCGGATATATCTCGCGGCATTTCCGTCGTATCCGATAGCCGGATCACGATGGCGAAGGCCGGGATCTATAATATCCAATTCTCCGCTCAGTTCGACAAGACTGACAGCGGGGACGATACGGTCCAGATATGGCTTAGGAAAAACGGGCAGAACGTCGCCAACAGCACTACTGAAATGACACTTGTGGGGAATAACGGGAAGCACGTCGCCGCGTGGAATTTCGTCGTTCAGGCATCCGCTGGCGATTATTACGAGATCGCATGGCACAGCGCGGATACGGCGGTATTTATCAACTACATCGCCGCGGCATCGACGCCGACGCGTCCCGCCATCCCGTCCGTCATACTTACCGTGACACAAGTCTAAACAAAAAACAAACATAACATGAGCAATCTTTTCTCTCTCAATTTGCGCGACCTCGTCAAGGGCGCCGTCGTCGCAGCATTGGCCGTAATCGCCGCCGCACTCACTACATTACTGGAAGCAGGCACCATGCCATCGATCGAGCAATGGAAGGGCATCGGATGGTCGGGATTGATGGCGGGCGCCGCCTATCTGCTTAAAAACCTTTTCACGAATAGCAATGACGAAATCTTGACGCCGGAATCGAAATGATCCGGCCTATATGGTAACAATTCATCACAGCACTAAATAACGGTAAGATGACAGCAAAAGAAGCACTCGATAAGATCCGCGGAATGTTTGCGGATATGCCACCCGCTCCCGCGCCGGAGCCGGAACCCGCGAAGATGGAGGCCAAGGAATACGTCCTCGAAGGCGGTCAGAAGGTACTCGTATCCGAACTGGAGATCGGCGGTATGGTTCAGCTGGTGGACGACGCCGGGAACACCGCACCCGCTCCCGCTGGCGATCATAAGCTCGCTGACGGCACCACGATCACCTTGGGGGAAAATGGTCTGATCACAGCGATCACCGTTCCCGCCGTTGAGCCGGAAATGCCCGCCGTACCGGGCGAAGATATGGCCGCAAAGTTCGCCGCCATTGAATCCGAGAACGCCGCCCTCCGCGCCGCATTGGACGCGCAAGCTACAAAGTTCGCCGAGGACCTGGTCGCCACAAACGACCGCATCCGCACGCTGGCCGATGTGTTCAGCGCGATGATGACGACACCCGCCGCCAATCCGATCGCGAAACCGCATCACAATTTTGAGCAAACGGAAAGCAAGGAAGAAAAACTCAAACGTCTGGCCGATCGTATCGCCGGGATGAGGAAATAAACAATAACAAAACAAAAAAGCAACATCATGGCATTTTCACTCGGTACAATGACTGGCTACGTTGAGCAGAACGAACAGCTCCTCGTCGCCGCCTCCGTTCTCGGCCCGAAAACCGCATCACTGATCCAAGCGCAGGGGAACGTCATGGTCGGCGTTAAGTCCGCCGAAACCATCAACATCATGGACACCGACGCCATCTTTCAGGCGGGCGGAACATGCGGTTTCACGACCAGCGGCACCACGACCATCACCCAGCGCACCGTTACGGTAGGCAAGTTCAAGGTAAACGAGGCCATCTGCCCGAAGGATCTGGAAGCCTATTATCTTCAGAAGTCCCTTCCCGCTGGCAGCCGTTACGATACCATCGCCTTCGCCGCCGATTACACCGGACGGAAGGCCGCCAAAATGGCCGCACAACTGGAGATCGCTATCTGGCAGGGTGACACGACCAGCCTGAACGCAAACCTCAACAAGTTCGACGGATTCGTCGAGCTGATTAAGGACGCAGGCGCATCGGTCGTAAACGCGAACAGCGTAGCGTATTACGGTTCCGTTGAAACCGCAATCAACAACACGACCGTCGTAAACGTTTTCGACGCAATTTACAAGGCTATCCCCGCCGAGGTAGTGGACAAGGACGACGTCAAGATTTTCTGCGGAATGGATGTATTCCGTACGCTGACGATCAAGATCAAAAACGAAAACCTGTTTCATTATCAGGTAGACGCCGCCCCGAACACATCGTTTTTCCTACCCGGCACACCGATCGAAGTCGTCGGTACACCCGGCCTGAACGGAACCAACAAGATCTACGCCATGCGCGTGTCGAACATGTGGCTCGGTACCGATCTCCTGGATGAGGACCAGAACCGCTGGGAATTGTTCTTCGCACGCGAAGCCGATCAGGTTCGGTTCGTGGCCGAGTTCAAGATGGGCGTGAACTTCGCGTTCCCTACCGAAATCGTGAAATTCGAGATCTGACGATAAAGGGGGCGGCCACGGTCGCCCTCCTTTTACATCACCGATAAAAATATTACAAATATGCCATGCGCGTTAACACAGGGTTACACGTTCGATTGCAAGGATAACGTGGGCGGCCTAAAGTCCGTCTGGTTCATCTCGGCAAACGACGTGACAACCATCACGGAAACGAGCGGCCTCGTATCGACGATCACGAAAGCCGCCGGAAAAGTCTTTTACAAATATCAGCTGGTACGGAATACGTCCTCATGGACGGAAACGATCGCGGGCAGTACCGAAAACGGAACCGTCGTTTATAATCAGGAACTCCTGATCGTGATAAACAAAATGCAGGTTTCCGTCCGTAACGAAATCCTCCTGCTGGCGCAAAACAATCTGATTGCCGTTTTCGAGGATCAGAACGGAAAGTATTGGCTGGCCGGTAAATTGAACGGATTGGACCTCACCGCCGGCACCGCCGGGACGGGATTGGCGCAATCTGATCGGAACGGATATTCGCTCACCTTTACGGGTGGCGAGCGGGCCTTGGCGCCGGAAGTATCCAGTGGCATCATTGCCGGATTAACAGCATAAGCGTATCTTCGCAATATCGTTGGACATAGGATTATGGGTTTGGCCCCGGTGTATCTACGCCGGGGTTTCTTTTTGTCAAATGTTCCCGCCGTCGCTAATTATGTGCAGATGATCAATCTCACCACAGGAACGATTACCAATGTGCGGGTCACGCTGACGGAGCGGACGACGATCACGTCGGCGTCGTATCTTTTCCGGTTCGTCCAGAGGACGACCAATGCGGAGATACGTTTCGTGAAAACATCGTCCGACGACATATCCGCATATCCGGACCGATATAACCTTTTCGCCTTCGACGTCGATCAACTTTTTTGCGGGATGATCGGGGAGTATCAATACTACATTTACGAACAATCGAGCGCGTCCAATACCGAACTGGATCTCACGGGCGCGATAATTGAGCAGGGACTGGCGCGACTGAACGCTCCGACGGATGATCAATTCACATTCACGGCATACGCGCCGGATAATACCTACATAACGCCATGAACGCGGAAGATATCATTGTACTAAATTTCGCAGAGGCGAAGCAACCGGAGTACCGGGAAAAGAAGGGCGCCGGATATATCGAGTTCGGGTTCCATAATGACTATCCCGACTACCTGATCGAGTTGTACCGTAAATCGGCGAAACATAACGCGATCATAAAAGGGAAGGTCAACTATATTTCCGGCAACGGATGGAAGGCCGGCGAACCGGATCCAGCGGCGGACGCATTCATCGCCGCACCGAACGGATACGAATCCCTCGCGGAGCTAACGCGAAAGGTATCCACCGACATCGAGATATTCGGCGGCGCATATCTCGAAATTATCTGGTCTATGGTGGGCGGACAGATATCCAGCATCACGCACCTCGACTACTCGAAGATCCGGACGTCCCAGGACAATACGTCATTCTGGTATAAAGCGAACGGATGGAAGGAACGAAAGGGCGACATCGACGTCGTTCCGGCGTTCAATACGAAATTGCGGGAAGGTCGCCAGATCCTATACGTTCGCGAATATCAACCAGATCTGGACGCGTACGCCCTGCCCGGATACATGGGATCGCTGAACTACATCGAGAGCGATATACAGGTATCCCAGCACGTATTGAGCAACGCGCAGAGCGGGTTCAGCGCGTCGAAACTGATCACGCTCCCGAACGGGGAACCGTCGCCGGACGAAAAGCGAAAGATTGATCGAAAGTTCCAGGATAATTTTTCCGGTGCCGATGGAAAGAAATTCATTCTTTCGTTCGTAAACGATCCATCCCGGAAACCTATAATCGACGACCTGGGCGCGTCGGATCTTACCAAGGAAGATTTCGGGCGAGTCGATGCGATGATCCAGCAAAACATTTTTGCCGGTCATCAGCTTACATCGCCGTCGCTGTTTGGTATCGCGGAGCCTGGGAAATTAGGTTCGCGTAACGAAATGCGTGACGCCTACGAAATATTCAAAAATACCTACGTTAACGATAAACAGCAATATCTCGAGCAGGTATTCAACCGTCTGGCAAAGATCAACGGCGTGACGGCGGACATCGCAATTATCCCCGTCGAGCCGATCAGCTATGAACTTTCCGAGGCGACCATCGTATCCGTCGCACCGCGCGAATGGATCCTCGAAAAGGCGGGCATCGACGTTACAAAATACCAGACGGCGCCCGAACCCGGACAAGTTGCACCGGAGGCCGCCGCCGTCCAGGTGAACGACAATCTGAAGTCGATGACAGGCCGCCAATGGCAGCAAATGGCGCGGATAGTACGGGAGTTCAGTAAGGGCAAGATTACGCGCGAACAGGCCGGGATGATGCTTAAGAGCGGGTACGGACTATCCGACGATGAAGTGTTCACCATGCTGGGCGAACCCGAGCAATTTGGGGCGGATGCGACGGAGGACGACATCATCGGCGCGTTCGCGGAGTACGGCGAAACGGCGCAAAACTTTTCCGTCGTGAAAAATTCACGCGTGACGTTTGCGGACATCCAGGAGGAGGCCGATAAGCAGATCCTAAATATATTACAGAAACAACCACTCACGCCATCGGACGACATCGCGAAGGCCCTTGGCGTTGATGTATCCGAGGTTACGCGCCGGATCGATCGCATGACGCGTCTGGGGGTATTGATCGAGGCGAAAGGCGGAGGCCTGAAACCATCGGCGCCAGTATCCGAACTGATCGACGAACCGACGCGGACGACGTTTGAGATCCGGTATTCATACGAGTACAAGCCGATCGTTCCGGAGAACGAGCGCGATTATCCCAACCGGAGGAACCTGGAGCATCCATCCCGCCCGTTTTGCCTGAAACTAATGTCGTTGGATAGATTCTACACTCGACGCGAAATTGAGGCCCTTTCAGGCCGTCTTGGATACTCGGTGTTCGATCGTGGCGGCGGATGGTGGGGACAGGGCGCCGGGCAGCCAGCATCCCCGTCATGTCGTCACGAATGGCGTTCAAATGTGGTCATCAGAAAAAAGAAAGCATGAGCCGAAAAATACTATTCATCACGCCACAAACGATAAAAGAGCGCACCGGGTTACATGCGAACGTGGATGAAAAATTGATATCGCCCGAAATCATGACGGCGCAGGATATGTTCATCCATCCGGCACTGGGTACGGCGCTTTACAATCGTTTACTCGACGGTATCGAAAATAACAACCTGACGGACGCGGAGGAAAACCTGATCACGGGGTA